ATGCATCTTGGTTTCAACCAAACTTCGCCGATGATAGCCTACAGAGGAAATGCTTTAAAATCCCTAGACATCTTCTGTGATCAATGGAATCACCAGTATCCCAAAATTGGAGAATCCTGGCGGGCCAATTGGGAAAATATCCGAACGATCTTTAGCTATCCAGCCGAAATACGTCATGCTATTTATACAACAAATGCGATTGAGTCGTTGAATAGCGTAATACGCCATTCAACGAAGAAAAGGAAAATCTTTTCATCTGATGACTCAGTAAAGAAGGTCATTTACTTAGCAACATCAAATGCTGCGAAGAAATGGACGATGCCAATTCAAAATTGGCGTTTAGCAATGAATTGGTTTACGATTCAGTTCGATGATCGATTAAAAGATCATTTATAAAAAATGGAACTTACACAAAATAATTTACAGGCTCGGTTTTGGCGTGGTGAAACAACACGCTCACCTTTATCTAGAAGATAAGTCGCCTCTTTAGGAACATAGTCTTTACCACCGTGGAAAATGCCTGATACTGATTGAATATTCGAAACAATACTTGCAGTGCTTGCTGCGACACTCGCCATAGCTGCCAAGTTGTATGGGAAAGGATTTGCAGCTGCCTCAGCAATACCTGTCTGAATAGCCATAATAGAACGGGCAATAGCAAAAGCCTGTTCAGCAGCGAACATAATTTTATAGGCTTTAGATTGCTCTCCGCCCATAGTTTTAAACATGTCTGCGACTGATCCAGTAATTTGCTGTCCATAAGACATTTGGAGATCAAGCTTCGCTCTTTGATATCTCTCCTCAATATCTAGAAGCTTTTTCTTACCTTCTTCCTCTGTTATGAGGTTGTTTTTCATAGCCTCTTCAACAACACTAGATCGAGATTCTTTGCTCTTATCAAGCTGAAGGAAATCATTTGTCTCACTTAGCTCGCCATTTAATCCCCTAAAGTTATCCCAAGCATTACGTCTCTTCCCTTGGACTTCGAAGTCCTCAGATCTATATGAAGCATTCAAGAGTTGATTTTGAAGTACTGGATCTCTCGTTGTCTTGATTATTTCTTCCCTTTCGAGTCGATACCTCTCCTTCATATACTCTATTTCATGCATGTAAGACTGTTTGGCTTGTAATATACGCTGCTCTCTAGCCAACTGAATTAAGCCTTGTTCATGCTGGTACTGCTGATCCAGATATTTAATAGCTTCATCACGCTGATTTTTACTTAACTCAATATCATGAGCCGCATTAAACTTCTTGCGGTCAAAACTATCCTTAAGTAGCTGCTCTTCAGTCATGCTGAATTGTTTATAGTCATCAAGCTTTGTTTTAAGAGCTTGTTGAGCTATGGCAATATCATTGTCAGCACGCGCTTGCAATTCTGCCTTAATCTCAGCTTTGCGTTCAGGGGTAAAATTGGCTTTATCAACATCTTCCAACTTCTTGGCAAGATCATTTCTGATCTTAGTCACTTCATTGGCAACATCGTTTTCCAGTTGAAGGCGTAACTTGGCCTGTTCTTCTGCCATTTTTGTGGCGTCTTGAATAAGCTTGTCAAAATCTTTAGAGGTGATATCGCCAGCTGTATAGCCATTAATACCAGCCATATAGCCCTGATAATCCTTCCAGTATTGATTGTTATATTTACCAATACCTTTACCCTTTTGAACATTACCTTCACCAGCATGATAAGCACGTACAGCCTTCTCTAAATCTCCCTTAAAGAGCTTTAAGAGATAAGCCATGTACTTACCAGCACCCTCAGCAGATTGCGCTAAATCAGTACGGTCCTTCACTCCATATTGCTTAGCTGTACCTTCCAGAAATTGAAACCCACCTGTTGCTCCAGTCGATTTGTTATAGGCCTTAGCATTACCACGTGACTCAATCATATGAAGCGCTGACAAAGTCCCTGCTGGCAGATTGTACTTAGATTCAATTGCGCCAAATCCATACTTAGCAGCATTTGCTTGAACTTTGGCATTAACAGAGAGAACTTTTTGCTGTTTCTGTAGCTCTTTAGTACGTTCCTTATCCTTGTTTACGAGTGACTCAAGTGCATTCTCTTGATCAACAATCCCCTTAATAACCAGTTTTTGCCCATCAGTTACTCCTGTTACGCCTTTCTTTTGGTTCTCACGATATGTTTCCAATAAGAGTTCAGCTTCTTCAGCAGATTTTCCATACTTTCCAATCAAGAGAGCTTTAAAATCCGCATCCCATTTGCGATCTGCAAGCGACTTATTGATGTCTTTAAGCTTTTTATTAAGTTCAGTTACGTCTTGAACTGCTCCTTTCGCACCTTGACTAACATCATTAAAACCTGCTTTTGCATTAGCACCAGAAGCACGAACCTGATTTAACTCAGAGTTTGTTTGTTTAACAGCTTTTGAGTTTTCATCTACCTTCTTCTTGCTATCAGCTAGCTGGTTGATTTGATCCGAACTGATGAATGAAAGTTGATTTAATCTATTGAAAGCTTGATTTACATCAATAACGCCCGTCTTCAATTCTGCCCAAATTCGATAAGCTTCAGCACTTTGCTTATTGTTATCGGTGATAGATTGGGTGAGTAACAAAAACTCGTTCTGTGATTTTGATAGTTGCGCATTTTGTAAACCTAACTGCTTTGTAAGCTCACCTTCCGCTGCACGCTTCTGCGCACCTTCAAGCTTCATTAGTTCATCAGCTGCCATACCAGCATAACGCGATTGCTTTTCAAGCATGTCATTGGCTTTATCGCCATTGTCTCGCATCAAAAGATATCCGGCAGCTAAACTTGCTACAGTAATCCCAATACCAACAGGTCCGCCAAGTAAACCTAAAAGACGCGATCCAATCCCCACACTAGCTGCACCAGCCGCTGCCGACCTAGCTTGCGCAGTTGCCAGTGCACCTTCTGCTACTGCTAACTCTCTTGTAACTTGAGTCTCAATTTTCTTTAACTCGGCCATACGAGTTAATGTCGCTGTTCTGCCTTTTTCAGTAATTTGAGATTTTAGGCGCTGTACTTCTAAGGTTTTCTCAGCGGCAATAGCGGCCAAGGTTGCTTGGGTATTTGCAATAACAGCTTGAGTGCTAATTACTTGTTGAGCAGCAGCAGCACGTTCAGCTTGAATTGCAGCATATTGCGTTATTGTTTGTGCAGCTAATTCCTTCGTTTTTGCAGCTACAGCAACACCAGAGGCATAAATTGCAGGAATGTAGGTTCCAAGCCAGTATGCGCCACCAACCATCATTGCAGAGGTTAAAACATCTAAGTTGCCAGCTAAAGTTTGGATAGATCCTGACAATACTTGAGCTGTTCCAGATCCTTTCCCTGCTTCACCTACGAATTTTGTAATAGCATTACTTAGCATCCCTAAAGACTGACTAATAGTTTTGTCCGTTTTTCCATAAAGTTCCTCAACACTATCTCCAGCTTTTAGAAGTGCTTTAGTGATTACTTCTCCAGTTAACTTGCCATCAAGCATCATCTGGCGAAGTTCACCACGTGTTACACCTAACCCCTTCGCCATCGCATTTAAAAGCCCGCCTGCTCCATCCACAAGACTGTTAAATTCTTCCGCTCGAAGTACACCCCCATCTAAAGCTTGTCCGTATTGAAATAGTGCTGCTGAAGCAGATTCAGCATTTGATCCACTAATAGCAACAGCTTTTGAAGTAATTTCGGTAAGTTTTGCAGTCTGTTCTTGTGTAAGGTTTAGTGTTTTAGCATTTGACATGTACTTAGAATAAACATCATTTACAGCACTCCAAGCAGATGCAGATCTTTGAGCTATATCGAAAGTGTCAGCCATTGCCTGATTAAGTTCTTCTTGGCTATTAGTGACCAATTTCAGTTTATTGTTAATCCCTGTATAGAGGTCCATTCTATTAATGGCTGCTCCAACGGTAACTACTCCTGCCATATAACCAGCAAGTTGACGTGTAGCAACAGATAGCCCATCCATTGATTTAGTGGCAAAGTCACCTTTACGCTCAATGCTATCCAATTCATTGCCTAGATTACGCGCATTACGCTCTGCATTTTTAGCATCAATTACAATGACGAGACGTGATTCTTGTGCCATCTTACTTTCCTCTAGGCAATAAAAAACCCCGCAAATGCAGGGCTTTTCTTCTGGTTAGTTATTTAAAGGTTAGAAGTATCTTGTTCTATCTTGGTGTTGGGGACATACCTAATAGATGTTCTAACAATAGAATTTGGAACATATGTGTGTGAAAGCTCAATTGTAGTGTCTTTAGTTTTCCAAGTTATCTTATTCAGTGATTTGAAAACTGGCTCACCATATTTCTGTGTTAAAAGTCTATGTAACTCATTAAATTGTGATGCAGCAATAACTCTATTGTTTTGCTCATTACTTACAACATTAGTTTGGATTAGGTGGTCCTTATCATCAAATATGAAATTAGCAGTATATGTTCCAGTTGAAATAGTTATACCGTCAATTTTGACTTTCCCTACAGCATTCAGGTATTGAACAGGTGGGATTTCTATAGCCTTACCTTTCTCAGCCTCAATTACTTGTGATGGAGTCATTCCCCATTCAGTATTCCCATATGCATTGCCTTTGGCAAAACTTGCTATGGGTAAAAGAATCATTGTTATAAGTAAAATAATCTTTTTCATAAAAATACCCTCATATTTGAGGGTATTTATAGCATAGGTTTAATTATCTTAGGCAACATTAAGCATCTGTATCAAACGTTCTGCACCCTCTTTTTCATTCTCGCAGGTAAATACCTCGATTGAAGAACCTTGGCATTGCTCTTTTAGAAGTTGAATATTCTCATTCATTTTATTCCTAGTTTTGGTTGTGATGTGAATACCATCAACCTCTGGAACTTGAAGAATGAGATCAAATCTATTTGAAGCTTTATGCTCCTCTAAGATTTTTAAATCTAAAAGACTAGTTTTCATTCTACCAATAGTTTTTAACGTGCAAACATTAAATCTTGCTGCATATTGAGCTGCATAGAAACCACATCTGATTTTCACGTTATTTGTAATGGAATAATTATAATTAAATGCCCTTTCATACTGAGGCAGGCTTTTAATAAATTCGCCCTTAATTCGACTAGTCCAATTCTGATCAATTTTGTCATGCTCTTCTTGCTCAGAATGAAGCTCATTTATAGCAAGCGTACCTAAGCTAGCAGACAGTTTAAGACCTTGGCGAGCAATACCTTTAATATCTGCTGAAGAAGCCGAATGCCAATCACCAGGGTAAACCCCCTCAATACAATTATTTAACTCGCCCGAATTCTTAATTAACTGCTCTTTTATATATTTAACAAGATTCTTAAATGCAACTGATTTTGCTCCATAGAGACTATCAATTACTGATTCATGAAGTGCTTCGTAGTATTTAATGCTATTTTCATCTTTCACAACAATTAAAATTGTGACACGTTCGCCACTGTTAACTATTGGTTCAAAGTATATTGGTTTCCATTTTGCTCTATATTTTGGAGCATCTGGAAAATCAAAAGAATCAAACATTCCAGCCTCCAGCAAAGTCTAATTGGTTAGTGTCAGAGTCCTGTTCAATAGAGTTTTTAATCAAAACATCCAGAACGGGTAATCTTTCTAGAATAAATTTTTTTACAAAATCAATTTTATTAGCATATTCGGTTCCATCTATTTTAACACTGCCCAAAGTGTCAAATACGACACCACTTGTCGCTTCAATATCATCCTTAATATGCTTTTTTACCTTGGTCATTGTTTTATGAACCAGAACCTCATTACCACCATGATAGTGCTTGTATATATCTGAGATATTTCCAATTTTTAGTTCATCTGCAATCTCAGATTTCGGGTTCTGTTTCCCCCAAAAGCAGTATTCATGATCAATAAATTCATATCTATCCCCATCAAAAAGAATATTGTCCTTATTTCGATCTGGATTGGCTATAAGCTCATCAAAAGTCAAAATCTTATGCAAATCTTTATAATTTAAAATTATATCTTCGGGCTCATTATACTCCCGCAAAAATCTAGAAAAATTTGGAGATGCACTAGCTTCTGAGCCATACAGGTAAGTAGTTTCGCTAACACTTACTTCTGGATGATCAACATCAACTTTAACTATTATTGGTCTTGGAATTGGGAGTTTATAAATCCTACCGATAAGTGCAACAATAATTTCAACAAGGATAGCTTCTTGCTTTCTGCACTTTTTGATATAAGCCTCGACATCACCATGAGTGGTGCTGACAAATCCTCTCCACATTTGGTTTTGTCCACCAGTTACTAGGCTCAAACCTTCACAAAGATGACCTAACAAAAGGTTTTCTTTTATGAATTTATCGATATTCAATATTGTCCCCTTAATAGTTATTAATATGACAGTATTTATTTTTTTTCATTAAGTGGTGAAATGCTTACTTGAAGTCCACCAAATCTTTTAGAAAGCTCTTCCATAAGTTCCTCAGTAGTGAGTTCAGATTTACTGACCTTCCCTCTACTCAAACTATCTTGCAGCCTATGAACAACTTCTGCATTAAGTGACCTACTATTTTCAATAGCTGCATGCTCTATTTCTTTCTTTAGCTCTATAGGCACTCGAATATTGATTTGCGGGTCTGCTCTAGACATCACTTTGTAGCTCAAAAAAACTTTTTATAAGAATAATAGTATTACGGTGCTTGACACAATAGCATCACCGTTATATAAATATATCACCGTTATATATAGGAGTTAAAAATGGCTAGAAAAGACCCTCAAATTAATATTCGCGTTCCAGAAGATACTCTTGATAAGTTAAAAATCGAAACTGAAAAAGAGCATCGAAGCCTTACAGCTCAGGTTAACCTTCTTATTGAAGAGTGGTTGCTAAAGCGATCAAAACATCAAGCCTAAAAACAAAGAAACCCTGCTCTCCGACAAGATCACAGGGTTATGTATCATTCCCACACTAAGGAAAATCAACATGACTACTTTAACACAAATCAACGATACCAAAGTATCAATTGTTAGTTTCAAATCTATTCCGGTTGTTACTACAGCAATGCTGGCAGATTTCTATGGAACCGATACAGACAATATCAAACAGAACTATTCTCGCAATAAACAGCGGTTTGTAGAAGGTAAACACTTCTTCAAAATTATTGGTGAAGAGCTGAAACAATTTGTAGGTGACTTAAAGTCACTTGCAAATTTCCCTTCAATTTCAAATAAAACTCGTTCCCTTATCCTATGGACAGAACGAGGGGCCGCACGCCATGCGAAGATGCTCGACACTGACCAAGCATGGGAAGTTTTTGAGCAACTTGAGGATTGCTATTTTGTCCGTAAAGAGATTTTAGCCAAAACCCACAAATCAGAGCGTGAACCTTTAACCAATGCTGTAAATCTTCTTGTAGCTAAAACTAAGCATTTGAATTACAGCGATGCTTATAAATTAGTTCATCAGCGTTTCAATGTTCAGCATATTGATGAAATTCCATATGATGTAATTCCCGTGGCTGTTGAGTATGTTCATCATCTCATTGCTTTATACAGTCGGTCTGAAAGTAAAGTGTATACAGTAGCAGATAGCTTTAAAAACAATGCCGAAGCAGTCGCAATTCATATGGCTTGGGTTTCCGCATGGTGGCATTGTTATGCGGAGGCATTCCGCTTAATTAACCCTAGCATGGCGGGGCACATCAATGACCACTTTACTGATGGAGCTTTAGCATCATCTCTAGTTTTAGGCGCAACAGGGAAAGAGCTAAAGTTTCGAATAAGAGAAGAGTTGCCATTTGATATGGGAATGTATGACCGTGTTGACTTTTTTCGATATCGTCAAAAAAGATAGGTAAAGTAAACCCACACCAATTTGCTTCACAAAATTGTGAAGCAAATACAAAATTATCAATCTAATAGCACTCCTCAAATATGAGGAGTGCTGTAAAAGCACCTCACGGTGCTTTTTGGCGCAATAAAAAAACCACCTTCTGGTGGTTTTTAAAACATTAGTATATATCTAATGTGGATACACCTTGTATTCACGATCCAACCATAAAATATGGAAAATATCATTTTCTCGATAACCAACCATTGGAGCTAGTCCGTAAAACCTAAATGAAAGTATTGAGGCATCTTCTGGTACAACATTTGGCACAGCTACATTTAAACTTTTTCTTTCTATTTTCTCATAACCCAAACCATGTCTTGTTTCTTTTGCAATCGTTTTCCATGTCATTTCTCGTCTTTTAAAGATAGCATCAGCTAAAGCCTGCTTTTCTGCAGGCTGACAGTTTGAATAACAGTGGTTTTTCTGAATATACTGCAAAGAGAAAATAATACAGCCCTCTTTTTTTGGAAGGCTGTCAGCAGCTTGTTGGGCAATATTTTTTGTTTTTTGTGCAGTAGGCTTCTTTATTTTCATATAAAACCTTAATCTTAAGATTCTAATTGAGTTTCAAAGTAAGCCTTCATATCTTTAATAGAAATTTCATTGTTGCAACCTGGCTCATAGGCATTCTTCCATGGAGCCTCTTCGTGGGTCATATTGCGCAATCTCCATGCAGAGAATTGACCATAAGATTCAATTACCTCATCTAGAAGTTCGCGCTGTGCTTCACTTAGAATTTCCATATTAAAATCTTTTGGCGGAGTAACAATATCATTACCTGCAGCCTTGAAGTGATGATAAACAGATGGAACTACTGGGCCATGCAACCATGCCTCTATGCTCTCTGGGAATAACTCTTCATCAAACATTGCCAAATGAAAGCCCTGACAATAATAAACTAATTTTTGTAGTTTTAATGGAGTGATACCTTCACTGCCTTCAAAGCGATTTTCAAGCCAAAGTATGTAATTAGCCACGTCTAATGCTTTAATTGACATTTAATATCTCCAAAACAAACGGATGAGCAACCAGCCATCCTGAATGTTTTATTCAGATGTGCAAAACCCCTTGGGTTAGGCACAATCTGGATAATAGATGGCGTACAACCAAGGGGACTATGTAAAGTAAAATATTATATATTGACAATCCTGTCAATAAGGAATCTTTACTGGAATGTCAAGGGCATAGGCGTATTATGTTACATCAATCGCGCTATATCATGTCGCAAAGTCTACGTTATGTACCGTACGTCAGCATTTAAGTCTTCGTCGCTCGTTGCGTCGCCTTCTTATGTGCCTCATCCAAGAACATATCATCCAAAGAGAAGATACAATCATTAAAAATGTATCGCTCAATAGGTAGATCATATTGTTCTACATAAGCATTAATTGCAGAAATATCTATTGCCAGCGGAATTCCTTGTTCATAACGTCTAGATCTTGAAATTGTGTTGTAAGCAGAAAGAATGGCATTTGCAATATAAGAATATTCAGGTGGTTCAGGTTGCTTTACGCCAAGGGCTTCTCTTTGCTTTTTTTCGTGCTCCGTGAGCCCCGCGTATTTGTTCGCGTAGGTGTAGAGGTTTGTGACTTTCCCACAACAGTATCCCGATATTGATTTGCTTCTGCTTGGATCTTTTCAGATTCTGTCCGAATATAAGACCAGAGAGTAATACCTAAATCGCCCATATTAAGTAACTTAAAAGCATTCTCGGCATTGAATGTAGGCTCAGTTTTAATTAACTCACCTTTAGGACCTTCTTCAACAAAAATAACCCCTTTCCAGTCTTCTATGAGATGCGAAGCTACTGCTTCTAGAACAAGTTCATGATAGAGTTTATCTTCAGCCGTTGCCTTTGCCACATCAAATCCTTTTGCGGAAATTTGATTGTTTGCACGTTCTAAGGCTACTTGGTAAGGCTTATATCCAATGCCACGGATTTTAAACTCAGCAAGAATATTACCTTCCTTATCTTTATATTCGCGCCATAAACTGACGTCTTTGTTTCTTTGAATATTAACTTCAAGAGCCATTATAAATCTCCAAAAATAAGGCAGCATTTATGCTGCCAAATTGAAATTAAGGCGTAACAGGTGGTTTTACAGGTGCAATTACACGAGTAATAACCGGCGATACACGGATGTGGTTGTAATTGATGTCGATAGTGATTATGTCTTCTCCACCACCATCTGGATGATTTGCTTCAGCAACTTCAAGTTTAGGAAACTCAAAGGCATACCCATTACCCTTACTATCTTCAATCGAAAACTCTAAAGGCATTGTGTCGCGGGTTTTAATAAAATCGATATACCCTGCGGATTGAGCAGAGAACATGTATTGAGTATTTGCTTTAATGTCTACAATCTTTTCCAGATACGTAGTTGCTGTGAGCTTCTTAGAGCCAATACAACGGATTGCTTCCATATTGTTGCTGATAGTCACCTCAAGTGACTGCATGCAAGCTGTTCCTACAACAGTTTCATTATTAACCTTAAGGTCACCAACATTCAGGGCTGAAACAAGTACTGCATCAGGAACTGGCAAAGGATTTACAACAGGACTAGTAGTCGTACGCTCGAATAAAGTTCCCATCAATCCAAATGAGGTATTGATTTTACCTGTAGTAGCAATTGTCAATTTCGCTTCATTTACTCGGACACCACGGTAAATAAAGACTTGATTTACATCTTCAAAAACTTTAACAAATGTATATGTTTTGCGAATATTCCCGCCAAAATTCAAGACATCACTAGTCCAGTTATTCATTGCAATTGCTGACCAGAAGTCATCGAAGAGTCCAATAGATAACTCTACTTCTAATGAACCTGTTACTTCAGCCTCTGTAGCAAATCCGCCTTGACGAAATCGTGTATCAGCAACACTACTTGAAGTTTCAGTAGTTACATTCTCAGTTAAACTATCAGTCACACGGCGAACGGTCTTCCAAACTGGTGTAGTTGGTAATACTTCGGGGGTTTGCTCTTCAGCATAATATAATTTAATACGTGCACCAGAACTCATCTAAGTTCTCCTTAATTTTCGGGCATTAAAAAGCCCTCGAATTGAGGGCGTAGTTTTGATTAGGGGTCACATTTCAAATGCCACCCTTTAAAGGATGATTAAGGCTTGTAATCTAGGTCTACTGAAACGCCAGTGACAATATTTTGCTTTGGCCCACCTAAACAGTGATTACTTGCAAGACGGATATTCACATCTGAGATGCACAATTTATTTTCTCTTTGCCATTTTTGAAGTTCAGCGCCCATCGTGTCATGTAAATGACGCTCAAGCTCTTGGCGTTTAATTTCAATTTCTTCTAATGTCAGCATGCAAGACATATCAATTCACTCTATATCCGATCGTAATATTATATTGAACAAAATCCCCATTACTGCCAAGGTTCTGCACTTGACCTTGCAGGCATTCTAACTGTCCGCTCTTGAAGTATTCAAAATGAGTTAACCAAGCATCTGCAAGCTTTGTTATTGCGACTTCATGTGTGTTTAAACGAGCCATGCAATTGATTGAGATAATCCCTGTTCTTCTTGTGCATGGTGCATCACCAATAGCAGCAATGATTGAGCCACCCCACAACACATTAATGTCACACCATAGTCCATCAACTGGTACAGTAAAGTCTTTATTGGGATATTTAATTCTAGTCTGCTCAATTCCAGTGAATGCCATTGCTCTAGTGATAATGGCTTGTCGTGCTTGATCTAAAGTCATTGCCATTTTAACCACCGTATTTTTGAGCAATATAGTTAAATGTTAAGCCGTAAACGCCTTGAGGCGCTTGTCTTGAGTAGCCGCCTGTAGTTTTTGGGGTTTCAGGTTTGTCAGTAAAGTCGCCATATTCAATTTTGGTTGCATAAGGCGCATTCGTTTGAATATAGACAACTGAATAAGGAACTAGGCGAGATAAGGCGCTTGTGCCTTTGCTAATGGTTGAACCACCGCCTTTGTCTTTCTCTGCTTCATTAAAAGATTGGTCAGTTTGGTTTATGCTGACTCTGTGTGATGCTCTAAAAGCCCCTGTATCAACTGGGCTTTGAAGAACTACACCTTGCAATGCATCAATGACAATATCTTTCTGTTTTTTGGTAAGGTCGGCTTCAATTGTTTTAGTGAAGGCACTCGGTTTGTTTGTCCAGCCCATTAATCATCTCCACTCGCACATTGCCACGCAATAGTCTTGTATAAACTTCACCTTTGCGCTTATTAATCTTAAATGGATATGGCAAATAACAGATCAACCCTTTTTCCTCATTTGCCCATTTAACGTGGTTGATGAGATTGCCATTCACATATATACGACGTCTACCTTTACCATCACCTACACTATGGAACATTTCACACCTTCCTCAATTGGGCAATCCATGTTGCGTCTGCTGGATCTTTACCATAGCTAACAACCCGATAATTACTACCTTCAATCACCCAAATGTCATTTACATCTGGCTCAACTAAAGTGCCTGCCGCATCCTTCACTTCATTTTGCAGTAGCACGGCTTTGGAGTCGGTGGCGCGGTAATCTATAGGCTTCACCAAATCTTTTAAATAAGAGCCAAATAGGACGCCTCTACCGCTATATACGTATTCGGTGTAAGTATCTTCACCTGCGGCGGGATTAGATCCAGTTAGCTTCTTTCGAGTACAAGTGAAGGAATCTACAGCATCAGCCAGTTCATCTTCAGCATCAAAGGCAGCGCCAAGTTCTTTTTGAATCTCATCACGCATCCCCATGGCTTACTCCGTAATGACATATGTGTTGATGTGATACTTCTCGCTAAAGAATGGTTCAAGCAGATCAAGGATGAATTGCATATCACCACTAACTGACTCTTCTTTGCCTGCAACATACGTCTTGCTTACAGACGTGCCAGACTGTGCAGCGACTGTTTTGGATGCTACTACACCTTCTTTAGTTGTGTAGAGTTGCCCTGCTGCTGCCAGTTTTGCTAAGTAAGCGCCAGCCGTAAGAATCGCATCTGGCACTTCACCTTCTGGATAGTCTGGTAAATTTCTAGCATTAAGCCACGCATTAGCCTGCATCACAGCAATAACTGGATCACCAGTTCCCCACCAGTCAGGCCCTAGCTTTTGAGTCACACTTTCGACTGTTACATAGTTCATAGCTTAATCCTAAAAATCTAATTAAGAAGGACGGCCCGAAAGCCGCCCTGCTTTAGTTATGCACCACCATTCAGCGGTGCTTCTGGCACAGGAACTGCTACTTCTGGATCCTTAATGCCATAGTCACCCGCTGTTTTGGCAGGGTCAAACATTGTGCCTGCTGCTAATGTGTCTGTTGCGTCATCAGCATATCGGCGGTCTGTTGGGTATTGGTATTTGTAGTCTGGTTGCTTCTCAGCCATGACTGCTCTCCTTAAAGATTAGTAATTAAGAAACGGATTGAAGTGTCTTCAACTGATGAAACAAGATTCCAGTTTTCCGCTTTCTGCAAATCAGCCCAAGATGCGCTTAATGACTCACGAGCAGTACCACCCGTTAAAGTGTCTTTCGGAGCAATGAAACTAAACCCTTGTGGATGGATAAGCATGTTGCGACGAGTCCAAAGGATCTCATGACCAGCACCATTACCAGTTGATTGAGTCTCTTCAACTTTCAAGTCTTTAGCACCAGGCACAGAGTCATAAGCAAATGCACGCGGACCAGCCAGAATGGTGATGAACTTAGCATTAGCACCTGTACCAATTTGCGTATTGGCATCTGTTTCAATTACTGCACGACCGTTGTAAACAGTGATTGGAGGCAAATTATCACTTGTGGTTACTTGTTCAAGCAATTGCTGCTTACGCATTTTTGCTGCAATTCGAGAGTGAACGAACATCACACCACGACCACGTAATGCAGCATTCATTGTGCTTTCAGCATCAATATATGCATCTACTGACCAACGTGACGCATCTGTAGCAGTGGCCAAGGAGATGTCAGTAGTGAATCGTTTGCCATTTGCTTGGTCATAATTACGTAGACCAATAACGGTAGCTAAAGCACGGTTTTCCGCAGCTTGTTGCCAATACTTATTCAGCATCCCACCAATGAGCTCAAGCGAGTTGACCTTAGATAAATACTGCCCAAGAACTGACTCAAGAAAGCCTTCGTTCATATATGCAACACGGCCTTGCATTTCGCCAGCATCAATAAAGCGAGGCATTGCAATATCAGCCAAGATAGTGTTGCCATAGTTCTGTTCAACATTACCGTCTACACCGTTAATGTAGGGAACAACAAAAGTTGAAGAACCACTTGTAAGCAAAGGACGCAAAGATTCATCTGATACAAATGCACCTGATTGCACAAGTGGCGAAACTGCCACAGGGTTTGGACGTAGATAAGATAAAACTACGTCACGGTTAAATACTTCTACTAAAGAAGGCATGGAGTTACTCCCAATAGTTAATTATTAAAGTCACCATTCGCTACTGCTGCTTGGAACCCTTGAGGGTCATTCTTTTGGAATTCCAAGCGCTCTTGCGTGGTCATTTCACTTGGTTTCTTGGCAGCTCCACCACCCGAACCACCGCCAGAAGCCCCACTTCCTGACGCATTTGAAGCAACAATTAATGGCTTGAATGCCACATTGCCGCGGAACTCTTTTTTGAGGTCATCAATACTTAAAGCACTAGGTTTGCCCTGCGAATCTAGTACACGTACTTTGACCTCACCGTTTTCATCAGTTTCAACTTGAAGACGATTTGTAATATGTGGAAGCAAAACTGCCTCCGAGCCTTTGATTGAAAGCTCACTTGCTAATGCTTGTGCTGTTTGCCCGACAGTTAATTTGTAGACTTGGTCTTGCAATGCTTTGGTAGCTTCTGCATGTTTTGCTTCTGCTTGTTCAAGTTTGGCTTGCCAAGATGCCTCTAATGCAGCTACATCGCCTTTTTTACGCGCTGCTTCTTCAGCCTCTTTTCGAGCTGCTTCTTCAGCTTCACGTTGTTTTTGCTGCGCAGTTTTCTTTTCACCAAGAAGCTCTTCAACTTTCTTTTTCAAGCCATCAAGTTCAGAGTTATCTTGCTGCGGCAGACCTTCAACTTTTAAATAAAATGCACCGTCTTTTTCTTCGTAAAGTGCCTTCATTTCATCTGATAAGCCCTCTAGGCTATCGAGTTTGTATTTCATGTTTTGCTCCCTGAGCGGTTTTGCAGTCACTAACTGCGGGCAATAAAAAAGCACCCGAAGGTGCTAAGGTTTGAATTAAGTTGTTTTACATATTTCTATAAATAACTGGCTTTAATGCTTGAGATGCAATCCAAATATCGTTACGACATACAGGGCAATTCAACACATAGATAGTTTCGTTTCTATCGCTCATGACTCGCAACTCATTCTTTTGAAATTCGATAACTGAATAACACTTGCCACATGAGTCTCTATAGGTCTGCAACTCGGGCGGCACACCTCGACTAATTACTTTCATAATCCCAACCTCTTAAACATTTCTTCATCTAGCTTTTTGAGTTCAGCAAGTGTGAATGGCTGACCTGTTAGCGGATCTACAAACTTATCTAGAGAATACTTACCCTCTTTGAATAGTTTGTATCTTGTCGGCCCAAGCCAAGACTTTTGAAAAGCTGCATCTTGTTTATCAAACCAACCTTTGAAAGTTGTATTTGAATCAACCACGCCTATCTCACCTTCACCATTCACTTTATTGTTAAATGGACGCATCCCAATTGTTTTTCCTGAGTCATCAGATACAGGAATTAGGATCGATCTACAGTTGGGGTGAAGTGGTGGCACAGGATGAGGTTCATCTTTCTTATAAACCTTGTCAGAGTAACCCATACAGATTTTAGAAGTACGGCTATCCAGTGTTGCGATGAACTTTACATATTCAACACCAATGGTCTGATACGTTTCATTCAAGGCAATGTTTGATACATGACTTCGAGCAGTGCGAACCATCGTAGAAATTTGGTTTCTACTTTGATCAAGCAAGCCATCTTGGTAATTAAGTGCTTTCTTACCCTTAATCCGCTGAACAATTTGCTGGTTTGTCTGACCTTTAGATAAGCCGTCTCGAATAGTTTGCTCTACCCGAACTTTTGCATCGTCTGCGATCTTCTCGAATAGGTAATCAAGCAGCACACCACCGCTTAAAGGCGTTTTCTTTGCCTTGTTGAATAGTGTCTTTCCATTTGGTTCTATTTTGCGATTAGCGAGAGTTTTAGCTTGATATGAAGCTTCATACACCGCTAATGCAGTAGCGCTTACTGTGAAGCTCTCAAGCAATCCTGATGCAACACTTGCCTGCCAAGTCTGAACTAATGTCCTTACTTCTTTTAATGCTGGTGTTGTGTATTGTCCTGCCATCAATGCAGTCTTTTCAGCGTCACTCAAGTCATCTAACAAATCTCTTAACTTTGAAAGCATCTCACTAGAGAGCGAATCAAATTGTGTTAGGAGATTATTGATTTCAGTTGAAGAGAGCCGGTAGAGATAAGCCTGATGTGATACCAGGGCATCAAGTAGAGCTTGTTGTGACAACTGGACGTTCATTTGTCACTCCTGCGATTTAAACCACCATAGGTCTATTAATTGACTCGCTTTCGATACGTGTTTGCTCATCTTCAAAGCTAATTTCTGGAACTTTCCCAGTAGTTAGCAACTCATGGAAGGTTTCCATACTCATGCGATTAGCAAGCACCATTTCCCAATAGAACTTAAGCGTATCAAGGTCAATCTTACCTTTTGCAAAATCTTGCTTAATTGTGAGTTTCGCTTTAGATCCGCTTCCGTAATATGCAGCACACCATTTAAGAGCGTATTCCATCGCCTCATTGGTATTTGCTACACACAAAGAAAGAACACTGTACTGTGCAAGCTTTTCATTATTTGACTGGGTAGCAGTCTTGTTGACTTGTTCAGTCTCAAGAATCTTTGCCCCCATTGCCTGCATGTACTTTTCTTTAGCGTCCATAGCCTGTTTCGCTAGGGTGCTTTCAGTTACTTGCTTGTAATCAAATGATGAGCCTTTCGGAAGCATTAAAGGATTCTTGGAACCCAAACGCACTCCATTTTTCTGCAACCAGTCGCGCCAACCTTCATCAAGTTCATTGATAACCGGTTGGGCTTGTCCACAAATGAAAACCATCTCTTCATAGCTTGCGCTGTTCTGATAATGGGCCAAGTTCATAGTGACAATTGGTTCTAATGGGATCGGGTCAATATTCCAATCATTAGCCAAAGACCCCAAAGGAATAAAAGGAATTTCATTCCATCTTTGGCCTAATGAATTCGTTGGGTAGAAGATATCCCCGCCCTGTAGTTCTCCTGACTTATCTGTATAAACTTGAACGTTATATTCATTGTTTTCATCAAGTCGAAGTACGCGGTAAATATTGATTTCTTTCTTAGAGAATTCGTCTTCTGGATCTTTTTCTGTGGACTTCTCATGCAAGACAATGAGTTCAGGCTTATAGACCGAACCAACTCGCTTTAGGCTCCAGTTGATAATACTCAACGACTCGTAAAAAACGATTGTTGGTCGAATGCCTAAGCTCTCTGCCTGCTGTACAGACACATTTCCATTAGTAGTTGGATAATCAACAAATAAACCACCACGTGCATGTTTAAGCTGACCTTGCAAAGCAGATTGTGCAACTTGATAAATTGACTTGCCCGTGCCGTCTGCATCGTATTTAAGAAAATCCATTCCATCCGGTTCGAATGTTGGATCCTCTGCAAATACCACGCCCACCATCTTGTTTAATGTGTCTTTAGCAATCTCGTAGAACACAGCCCGGGTTAAGTAAGCCAAATAATATTGATCATTCTGCGTTAAGTCAGACGATACATTGGGTTTTGGTAAATAAAGTTCGCCACGGTCTTTAACTTTGGTGGAACCATCACAGACATCGTCGATAGTTTTCCAACGCTTTTTCATGTCTGCATAAGCTTGATGTTCAGTATTAACTGGCATTAGTAAACCATTCCTATATCTAGTGATCTTGCAGGACGAATAATCGGGAAGCGTTTAGCAAGAGGATATCCGCCAGCATCTCCCACATGGTCCAAGCCTGATTTCTTATCTGGCATTCCAAAATCGTCATAAACTTGCTGCTCAAAGGTCTCTGTGAGTCTTGGGCATTTATTTGTGTTGACTAAGAGTGTTCGCTCACCATTGCCATTTAAGATCAAAGCATTTACTGCATTAATTCGGTCTTTAATGTTCGGGTTTGTTGAATTGACTTCGACCCTTAAACCCTTCTGTCTCAAGATTGCATGATCAGATTCGCTACTCTTTTTCGATGAAGTAGCTTGGCCTGCCGCATCTGGGATAATTGTCATCTCATGGTTTGGGAACTTTTCAATCAATAGATCGGCCATTGTTGGCGTATCACGCACACCGACCAACTCATCTAAAGCTCTTGGCTTGCCATCTCGAATCACATAAACAACAGCTGCCATCTTCAAGACGTTGAAGTCCATACCAATGAGTAAAGCCTCATTAGGTCTTATTTCCTCATCTGTATGGTTTAAGGTCCGGTCGAAGTCTGGATAAACTGCTCCGCTCGTTAAATTAACAAACTGCCCTTTTAAGTAGGCTGAAATCAATTGAGGTGGGTAAGACTCAAACAATGATGCAATGTAGTCATCAGGAAGATTGGCTTCATTGTCATAAGTAGATGCCTGAATCATTCCATATAGAGCACGTTTAGCATCACTTAGGTTTGCTTCCTTAACAAACTGTTCATGAGTGAACTTAAAGCCCTCTGGCGTTGTTGCAACATCAATACCGTTCAACAAACCAGCTTGTTTATATCGCATACGAGCAATGATCTTGCGCCAAGCTTGTTGAGCCTTGACCTTTGTCATCACATCAAGCTCATCAATCAGAGCATGACCAATCTTAAAACCTACAATAGTGTTGGGCTTTTCCATTGAACGGCAGATAATTGTGCTTCGATACTGACGGCCATAATAAAGATCCACTTCTTTATTTGATTCATAGATCTTTGTCTTTAATCCCCAATCGAAAGCAACTTCATCAATAGTGGGAAAGAAGATGTCACGGATCTGCGGATAAGTTGGTGCAAAATACCCCAACGGCACTTTAGGGAAGGACCAGGACTTATCACAAAGACTTGAACAACCTACCCAAGTTTTACCTGAACCAAACCCACGCTTTGAGCAAGATGATGGTGCGGTTTGGGTATTTGCAGATGATAGTCAATTTGGCACCGAAATCAGTCATTTAATGATGATGCATGCAGATGAATATAACGAAGATGAATTACGTGTTATTTGTCACAATTCAGCATGTGAAATTGACAGACTTAGAGCAGAGCTAGAAAAAGCCAAAGCTCAGGCGGTGCCAGTATGGATTTCAGTTGATGATCACATGCCTGAGTCATTACGAAATGTGCTTGTTTTGTTAGATGCAAACCCAGCTAAAAACCAAAACCAAATGGTGGCTCATTTCATTCCTAAGTTCACTGAAGAGTATCACGGTGATGATGATTGGTATGACTATGACGAAGATCGCGGCTGCGGTTATGTCAAAGAAGGATGGTATGCAAATACGGCTTACATTGGTGATGAGTATTCTAGTTATTTTATTGAGGAAAAAGTAACTCATTGGAAGTCACTAAAAGAAGCAAGCGAATCGGGAGCTGAACAATGAAAATGAACGCACCAATTAAACTTGAAATGAAAGTTTATGCAGTTAATAAAGATGGGCAACAAGCAATAGTTACTATGTCACTCCCTCTTGGTCAATACCCTACGCGTTCAACGCTTGAAAAGATATTTAAGGATGCTGAAGGCCACTTGCCAGATGATTTTCGCGTGATGAAAAAATCTGAGTTTTTTAACGCATACCTTCAAGAAGAGTACGGGACAACTGAAAAATTCGCTACACCTGGTTCTCGTGAATTTACTGATGATGTTATTGAAATGGATGAATCGGGAGCTGAGGGATGAGTGAATTAAAAGTTAAAACATGTGAATTTTGTGATGATGGAAATGGTGAATGCATCTTCCCCTATTACGGTCTTGCTCCTCATATTCACACCAAACCAATTGGCGGCACGGTATTTCTTGATGAGTCATTTCCTGAAAACTTTAGTCCTGATGGGGATGGTTTAGGTATGTATACACATTGTCTTAATTGTGGAGGTGACGGCACGTTTGAAGGCACTCAATTAGAAGTTAAAGCGGAAAGAAAGGAGGGGTGAAATGTTATTGACTACTGATGAAGTTGAACTAATCAAAACATGTGATGAAAGCCCTGAACAATATATTGCAGTTTTTCAAGGTCAACAGATTGGATATCTCCGATTAAGACATGGCGAATTTAGAGTTGATTATCCTGATTGTGGTGATGAGACCATTTTGTATTCTCAAGAGCCACAAGGCGATGGGTGTTTTGAAGAAGATGAACGTGAGTACTTTTTGATGAAGGCCAAAAAAGCAATCGTTAAGAAGTTTAATGAAATGGAGGGGTGAATGGAAATTGATCGTCGTGTACGTGCTAAAGAGTTTATGATGCTAATGTCTATTGGCCGCACTAAATTCTATCGCATGATTAAGAATGGTGAAATTCCTCAACCTATCAAGGTAAGTGACAAAGAGGTATTTTGGCACGAATCAAGTGTTAAGAAAGTTGTCGAAAAACACAAAGATAATTCTGATATGATAGCCTGCTAA